CATTGAAAATAGTGACGATCCTCTCATCCACCAGCGCCCGCACTTCTGCGGCAGTTTCGCTACCAAGCCTGATATCACCAGCCTGAACGGTAACCGGCCCGCTGCTGCAAACCTCAATCCCGCCATCCCCTTTGCACCGCACATAGTTATCTGTGCCGCTGTACAAAACAGCGTCCCCCTCTTCCAGGGCGAGACGGTATCGCCGATCGTCGCTGGCAACAATCAGAATCACATCGCCATGTTGCAGCATAACGCACTCAGAGCCGCTTTTTGGGCGAGACTGGAGTCCATACTGCTGCACTGCCTCTCGGCTGGTTATCGTCTCTCCTGCGCGTCCGGATGCGGTGATACGCATGAGCTTTGATGCAGAGGCAACCGCCGACTGGATTATCCCGCGAATTATGTTCATACCATCACCCCTGGGAGGCCCATGCGGACGGTTGTTCTCACGCCATCGCTTTTGCTCATGCTGTAGTCGCAGCCGTAGATATAGAGCGGCTGCTGAATACCAAGCTCATCATCGAACACCTGACAAAACATCTCCGGCCTCCAAACGTGCCCCCGCTGAGTGTGCCCTGCAAAGGTGTATTCGTATTGATAGGCCTGGTAGCGATTCTGCTCTTTTATCACAGCACCAATCTTTTGTGGCGCTTCGCCATCGGTTGTGGTCACCACAATTGTCTTTGCAATTGGGGCTTCATCGTCGGTGATGGTTTCCAAAATGTTGATATCCTCTGGCGAATCATCCTCCCCCCCCTGCTTTTGCCCGATAACGATGATCTTTCGGTAGTGCTGCGCACAGCTGCGCACCGCCCGCCCCTCGATAACCCCCGACTCGTTGCCCTGCGCGGTTACCCGCACTGAAAAAGGAGCGGACCCGCTGCTTTTGGGGCGGCTGAAAACGATGGTCCCATCCGGGCGGCAATAAAACAACACCCCGCGGCTGGTTGCGATGTCGCGAAGCACCTGAAAAACCGTTTGCCCAGGGGATACCGCCTCAAAGGTGGCGGGGACAGAAAGCCGCTCTATTCCGGCATCATAAACGATCGGTTTTCGATTAAGGATTGGGACCGTTTCAAAAAGCGATTTGGCAATGTCGGCCAACCGCTTTCCAGCGAGAGAAATGAAATTCTCGCAATAGCTATCCACCGCAAGCGACATCAAATCGCGCCCGGCGATGGAATAGGACCGCCCAGATTTTGAATATGACTTTGTTACCGAATCAACGATGCCGCTCATCACCGGCACACGGTTTACTTTCAGGGTGCACTCTGACCCAAGCGGCACCTCAAATTCAGGCCTCCCCAGCTCAACGCTAAATGCGTCGTCAGCGGTGTAGATGTCCGATGCTATCGAGTAGCTCAAAAAGTTCTCGATGGTCACCGAACCGATTTGCAGCTGCACTGAATCACGCATAGATCAGGATCTCCCCTTCAACGCGCGCTGGGTCTGGGATATCGTTTATTTTAATGATGCGCTCTGCATCTGAGTATGGCAGTCCGTTTTGCAGGCATATTGCGTGCAGTGGGGTGGGGTGGGTGATGGTTATTTTTTTTAGCCGTTCGCGCGACCCCTTAACCACATCAACGTGCCTCTGTAGGGCAAGCCCAGCCTCTTTCAACCCCGTCATAGTACGGTCTGCCTGGTACGCCTCATCAAGCATCTGGCGCGAAGCATAGGCCGCAGCCTCAAGGTCATTGACGGTAAGCGTTGCCGGGGGCTGGTCCTGCGCGATGTAGTTCCCCTCGATGTCAAATGATGGCTGCAGCGTGCCGGCCTGTGCCCGCGCGGTTTCATCTTCGGCGAACACCTGCGCGACTTTGAGCGCTGCGTAGGATGCACCGATTTTTCCAACCTGATCTTCAAGCCCGCTTGCGGCTGCCTTAATTGCTGTGATTGAGTTTTTAAGGTTGGCAACCATCTGTGCGGGGGAAGATGCAACGCTGGCGGCTGCCTCGGCATAGCGCTCGATGCACTGAGTTACGGCCCCCACCACTCTCCCCGGTAGGCTTGTGCCGTAATCAATGGCGGTGATGATAGATGTTGCGGGATTCTGGACCGCAAGGGAAAGCCCCTCAACGGCCCGAACAGCTCCATCGATGCGCTTTACAAACGCCCGCGCCTTGCTCGATATTCCACCGCCCAGCTGAGAGACAAGGCTTGTGGTCCCTGTGATAGCCCGTGTTAGCACCCCCGGCCCATCGCTGCCAAGCTCAACTGCAGCCTTAGCAGCAAAGGAATCCTTCGCCTGCAGCTGGGTTGCCAGAAAGGCCCCCTCTGCTGCGCTGAGGACGTTGTGCACATACTGGAGCTCTTCGCCGATAATCTGCTCAACAAAGGTGATATCGATTTGGCAGTACTCGTCCCGGTCGTCATGCAGGACGGTCCAATCTGTGATTCTGCCGTTTAAAATCCCATACTTTGGGTGCGTTAACTGAATTACAGCGTCTTGATTTATCAGATCAACGAACTCGGTGTGCCGCGAATATTTCTCATTGAAAAAGAATGCTGCGAACCTGATTGACCGTGCGCTCCCGCCCATATCATCGAGCGCCGCACCATCCCTCAGGGGGAACTCATATTTGGCAATCGCCCTGGAATATGAATCCTGAATCTCAAGGAGGTCGATATCGAAATTGGCGATTCGTGCACTGTAAAGAGGAGGCATTTTTTTATTTCACCAAAAAGGAGTTGTCTTTTTTGTTTACCCTGACCGCTGAGGTGCTGCCGTTTGAAGTAGCACTCGCTCTGACCTGCATCGTATCGGATACTGTGATGTTTACAACTTGCTCGGATTTTGAGCCAGGATTCTCAGCAACTTTTCCACTTACAATGGCCCTATCAAAAACACCTTTCCCACGGTTAGCGATACGCATCTGTCTCGCCAAGTCGTTTTTGTGGAGCCGATTACCACGCCCAGAAGTGACCCCTTTCGTTGGACTATATGAGTTTGGGTCTCCTGCAGTTTCAATTTTGTCAACAACGCTCCAAAATTTTTCAAGAACACCAAGGGCACCGCCAACAATTTTGACCAGTCCAGCAATAGCAGCCCCAATATTACCAATATCCTCAATGAAATCATCGACTTTTCGCGGGTCGTTCATCAGTTCGGTTAGAGCTACGCTAAGGTTTTCAATAGATTTGACCAGGAGCTTGTCAGATGCGTTTTCAAGAATAGCCATCAATTTATCAAATTTTGATGCACTGTCTTCCATGGCACGGGCAGCATCGTTCAACGTTTCGTTTGCTCGACCTGCATCTGAATTTGTGAGCTTGTCAAAGAAATCAAAGCCCTTTGTCTCCCTGTATAAGCGCGCCAATTCGGCGATTCCGCGAACACCTTCAGCCCCAAAAATATCGCCAAGATCCTTTTCATTTCCACCAGTTCCTATAATAATGCCTTTTACTATCTTATCGATACTTTTGAACTGCTGGAGAGATCTGTTTGAAAAAACATCAAACTTTGCTTTTTTGCGTATAACGTCCTGTTTGTCTATTATCGCGTCAAGCACTCTTTCCATTGCTGTTGTAGCCTGTTCTTCGCTACCAGTGCCCATTTTTGACATTTGAATAAGGGCACCATACTTTCTCAGGTCACCAGCACCTTTCATGCCCAATCGCCCGGACGCAGCAAAAAGGCGCTCTCCCAATGAAGCCATTTTTTCGAGTGTGAATGCGCCTTCTTTTCCCTGGACGTTGATAATATTGAGTGCCTCTGCAAGCCCTTCTGGACCGATCGCAAGTTTCTGTTGCAGGTTAGATGCGAGCGCGCCGAGATCTTCCATGCTTGTTCCGGTAGCAGTAGAGGCAACGGCAAGATCCTTCATTACATCTCTGGCGAATTTAATGTCACCGGTGCGTGTAACGATGGCATCCAACCCGCCAAGCACATGCTCTCGTGACTTGCCGAACTCAATCCCGAGCTTTCCAATTTCTTCGCGCAACTCGAATTGCTCTTTTTTTGTCAGACGGCCATTGATGGCAAGCCTTGTCAGGCTTCTGTCGAAATTCATTATGTTTCGAGCAGCCGCAACAATAGCGACACCACCAGCAAGGCCTGCAAATGGGCCTACGAGTGACTTGCCAAGCTTTTTACCTGCGTCTTGTAAAGGGGAGAGGGCCTGAGTACTGCGCTTTGCAAAGTTTGATACATCTTTTTGAGCGCCATCAAGCTCGCGGCGCAACCCTTTGCGGTTGCCGCGAATATTTATGCTTACAGTGTTATTTTTTGACATCGGGGCGCGCCACCTTGTGCACTGCAGCTTTGATTTTTGACCCGCCCGAGGGAGGTGGGGAGTCCTTGTCTGCTATCGCCGATTCCATCGCGGCGAGTACTATCAGCTGCCCGTCTGTGAGCTCGACAGCTGGCTTGCCAAAATAACTATAAGCTTTTTCAGCACAGCGATATCTGAGACGCTCTGAACTGTCTCTGAGGCATTTTTTTTTACACGGGCAAAAAGCACATCGAAAGCGCCTTCATCCATGTTGCCGGGGGAGGGGCTGCACTCTGCTTGCCAGCTCTGCATTTCATCGATAAGCTTCTCGCGAACGCCTTTTGTCAACAACATGCGAAACTGTGTGATGTCAGGGGCAACACTGCTGCCGTCCTCAGAGTTTGACAACGCGCGGTATAGCAGCTGAGTGGCAATCTCAGCCTCATAGGCCTCTGCGTTTTCAATCGCTATTTTTACCCCTGCGGCCTTATAGATGTTGTCTGCCGCAAGTCCTGCAACATGGTAGTCGTTATCATTTAGGACCCGCAGCCCAACGATGGCCCCAGTGCACCCAGGCCACTCGATGATTTTGCGGTTTTCAGTACCTGCGCGGAGCTTTTCAAAGAGTCCCATTATTCAACCGTCCTGCTGACAGCGCCAAAGGTGATGGTTTGAACTTCCTCGTTCTCCCCGTCAATACCCCCGCTGGCAATCATCATGGTGCGCACACCACTGTAAAGCACGCGGCTCCCTCCGTCACGCTCAACCACCACGGTTGCATCTTTGAGCGTATCGTAGTTGATAGGCGATCCGGCTGCGTTTACAGCGCGATCCATCGTGAAAGTATAACGCGCTGTTTTTTGGATGAAGCCTGTCTTGTGCATCAAATTGACCGGAGCGGCAAGCTCCCGATCTCCCTCATTGAAATTTTTCAAATCAGTTTCTTGCACAGTATTGATCGATACAGTACAACGCGAGACTAATACATCTGACATTGCCACACCTCATTTTTTAATAGTAACCGGGTGGACTGCTCCACCCGTGGAGATTACAACAGGTCAATGCGCATAGCAACCACATGCGCGCCCTTTACGATTGCACCAGGGATTCGTGCATTCACTCGGGTTGCGTCTTGCAGGTCGTCCTCTATTACCAAATAAGCCTTCCAGTAATCCATGTTCTCGACAATCTCGATGCTCTCCAACTGCAGCAGCACATCGAGCAGCTCTGAGCGAATGTCTTTTTTAAAGCGCAGCGTTTTCTTCGGCGCAGGAAACTTTGACGACACCCGGCTGACGCATGAAAACCGCACATAATCAAGTGACCGCGGTACTGAGATATCCAGCCGCGCGGGGTCTGCAATCCCCTGTGCGTTTTCGGTGTAGGTGGTGATTGCTCTGACGATTGCGACCCGCTCCCCAGCGATAACGTGCATTGGAGTAAGGCCATTGTCAAGCAGGCTCTCAATTTCGGTTCTGGTTAGCCGATTGCTAATGTCGGGGGCAGCAATCCCGGTGAGCACCCGATTGTTTAGCGGTTGCGCGGGGTCGCTTTCCGAAGCGATAACTGCGGCGTATGCAGCGGCTACTTCAAAGAGGCAGCTCTTTGTGCTGGGCAGGTATCCGCAGGTAATTCGCCAATGGTTCAAGGTGCTCTCGGATGCTGTGCCAAACATCTGTATCACCCCGATAGCCGGGCGCTGTTCCATCGGTCCAGAGATTTCGTCAAGATGGGTGCCAAGGTCGGTCCAATTGCCGGAATCAACAAACGGGATGCAGATAATGTCATAGTTACCGGGGAACACCGTATCGAGCGCACCGTTTGTTGCGCCAAGGTCTGGATCGGTTGCCCCGCTTGCCATCCCCGTAACGGTTGCGGTGATTCCTGCGGCAGTGCAGCTGCACTCAATAGGGATGTAGTTTCCAACGGTTCCGGCATTGCGCGCGGTAAGGGTAACGGTGGCGCTTGAAACGCCACTGGTAACAGGCAGTTCATGGGCGATTGCCGAAACAGCGGTATTCAGGGCGGTTGCAATCGCAGCGGCCAGATCACCGGAAGAGATAGCAACCTCTGCAACGCGATTGCCTACCCACGCCCGCAGCACCCCCGCAGAGGTCGCGGTCCCGGACAATGCGATAGTGCCGGTTGCCTTGGTTGCGCCACTGTCTGCCACTGCGCACACGGTCAGGTCAAGGCTTGGGTTTGCATCCAGAGCGGCCTTTACCATCAGATGGCACTGAGACCCAGCTCCAAAGTAAAGCCGTGCATCGGCATCGCTGAACACCTTTGTCGGGACCAAGGCGGCAACGCTTCCAGTAGAAAGGCGCTGGGCGATGATTAACATCGATACATCGTTTGCAGGAAGCGATTGGCGGGCGGCGTTCAAATTGAACTCGCTATACACACCAGGCTTTCTGATTGAGCTGGGAATATCGGAAAAAGAGACGTTGGGGCTGGACATCGCTTACTGCTCCTTTTTGGACTGTTTTTTTACTGCCAGAGCAAGATCGTTAGAGACCTCAACCAGCGCACCATTGCGAAGTGCTGCCCTGAACAAAAATTTATTTTCAACGTGAATCGGCGCGTCTCCAAAAATGACCCCGCCAAGTTTCATGGTCCCGACTGCTGCGCGCACAAACAACCGTTTCGCTCTCATCGTCAAATCTCCACGATATCCTGGGCATCTGCAACATCGTCGCCCGGTTTGATGTAATAATTTAGCCCAAGGGTTACCAGCTCAACCGCTTCGCTTTCGTCAATCGCCGACACCGGATAGGCTGTTTCGAGATCCACCTGATAGACAGTCTGGCCAATCTCGCGATATTCCGGTGGGGTAGCATCGCGAAAGGAACGGGGAGCAATGGGGTTGATACTTAACCCAAGGGTTTGCCCCATCAGATACCCAACCACACCCTCAACGATTGGATATATCCCGCGCTGGCGCTCATCGAGTTTTCCCAAACACTTAAAGAGCACATACACGGATATCGTAACGTTGAGCCGCCGTTTCTCTATGGTGAGCGGCGCAAAGGTCCCCGTGTTGATAGCAACCGCAATCTCGGGGGTGTTCATTCCGGTAACATCATCGGCAGAACCGATTTTTTTAACCCCGAGCCCCGCGACCTTGAGCCGTGCGATTACTCCCGCCTCAATTTCCCGAAGCATCAGTAACCACCCAGGGTTGATGCCGTGAAGCGCTGCGCCGGGCTTGATACTATTGCGCTAACACTCGGAGCCATTTCGCGATGTTCGGTATTCACAAGGGAACGCCCCGCCTGAATATCGGCCAGCTTTTTTTCTGTTGCCCGCAGCCGCTCGCGCACCCCCTCGGGGAGGTTCATCCCAAAGCGGCGTTTGTAAAGGCGAATGATTGCAATTTCACAGGATAGGTTTTTGATAAGCTCCGGCACAGGGGAAAGGGGAAGCTCCCCCGCCCTCCCGTGCAGGTGCGAATCTATCTCAGCGTCTGCTGCATTGATTGCCGCATTGACCCTGCTATCAACGATAGAACCTGCCCCTTCATCATCGGTGAGATCAAGAAGGCTATCTGCTGGCTCAACGGCCATGATATCGTTGATAGTGCAATACGCCATTATTCACCGGCCTCGATGCCGATTTCGCGTACTTGCGCACGCAGAGTTTCAATACTTTTGCGTCCATCAAGATCGACACCGTGCAAATTTGCGTACTCTTGCAGCTCTTCTTTGCTCATATCATCGATTGCTTTTCCGCTAAAAACAGGATCATCGTTTTGCGCTGGCTCCTGATTGTACGCCGGGTGTGCAATTACACCAAGGACATCAATAAGCGCCCCGCTCAAAACTCTTGACCGATAGTAGCTTGTGAGCACAACCTCTGATTCTACATTATCAGGGATTAGATCTTGCGTGCCTTGAAACATTACTTTTGCCCCTTTCGGGGCTTTAATTTTGATGTGTCTCATTGAATAGTCCTATCAGGTTGCGTATGTGTCAATCCACAGATACCCGCAATCAGAGCCGCACACCTCGATGTCGGTCTCTTCGCGGACTTCAAACACCCACTGATCCTCTGCCTCTTCGTACCATTCGCGGGTAAGGCGGGCAAGCCCATTGTCCTGCTTGATGCGGTACTGGTATCCAGCCGAAGGCATGCGCAGCCGGGGGCTTGATGGCGCGAAGAACAGGAAGCCCATACCCTTGCCACTGGTGGTTTCCCAAATGTACTGAGAAGTAAAATCAGTGCCATCTGCTTTCTCATTGGCGGTCGAGTAAATCGATTTACCAATAATAACCTCATCAAGGTCAAACAGGGATGCAACCAGCTGAGGAGTGACAAGCTTGTTGTCGGTGATTTTCAACCGGTCCAGAACATCAGCACTATCGAGCAATCCCTGGTATGTCTGGAAATCCACCAGCAACTTGTTGGGAGTGCGCCCTGAGTTTTTCTGGATGGTTTTAATACCCAACCGCATATCTGCGAAAAAGGTATTTCCGCTTGATGCAGCCCAACCACCGGCAGCGTCTTCACCGCCCGAGTTGCCATCTGCCCACGTTTGAGCGCGGACGTAGCTGGAAACGATACGTTCCTTTTTCAGGTCAATTTTATCAGCGGCCAGCTCCATTGCATCGGTCTTGAGATCGATGGTTGGAGCCCCTTCAACATCCTGATTGCGCAGGTCCTCGCGGGTAACAACCCCAGCGTGGGCATACTGCACGGTGTTGAGAGACACTGAGCTCAGCTTAAACCCTGAGCGGTTTGCGCGAGTACCAGGAGCACGGACCCCAGCCTCATCGCGGAAATAATCGCCCTTGTTGTACTTGGTGATCTTGGCCTTGGGGCTCAAGCCATCAATCAAGGGGAAAACACGGTCTGCAACGTATTCTTGGTTGCGGTATTGTAGCGACACATTGGCCAGCGGACCGGCAACAATCTGCGCTCTGACATCGGGCTGAGGCATTTTCGATTCTCCTTTAGTAAGAGGCGATCAGGTTATTATCGGTCAACTATTAGCTGGCAGTGGTGTCGCCAACCTGGAACGGAACAGGGCTGAGCAGGATTTCGCCAAGCTCATCTTCGGCCCCTCCGCGAATGCACATCCCGATTGCGACATCGTTGATGCCATCTGCATCAAGACCCTTGCCAGCATCGGTAGCGCTCACATATTCATGCTTGATGTACTCACCAACAACAACCGCCTCGCCAAGCACGACATTACTGGTCCCAAGCACTCGCACAGATGCAGCCTCCCCGGCTACTGGAGCGTTTTGCAGAACACCAAAGGGCTTGTCGGTTGTTGCGTGATCGGGGCGGCGCACTTTGCGCGTTGAAGCATCCAATACAACGATGCGGAACTGGTCGCTGCTAAGGTCCTCTGCAGCTTCAAAGCTCAGGTCAAGGATTCCGTTTTCTACGGCCATTTTTACAACTCCACAAAAAGGGGGACTGTGATTTTATTCGTTGCGATACGCTTTTTCGAGCTCAGGGTTCTCGCGGCAAACCTGTACCAATGCTTCACTAAAGGAGCACCCCTTATCCTTGCTGCGGGCCTCTGCCATTTTGCCGAGCTTGTCACCAGCGCTATCCTCTGCTGAGGCTGGCTTATTCGTTGCCAGCTCTACGAACTGGATAACCACGGGAGCAGAGCTAAGGGTTTCTTTGAGCTTCTGCTCTGGGGTTTTTTCGCCCTCTGCAAAGTTGCGCTGGCTGGCCTGGTGCGCAAGCTCAAGCTGCTCGACAAAAGCTTCCTTATTGGCAGGAATCATTTTGCCTTCCTTGACCAATGCCTCACAAAAGGCATTGTGATCTGCCTTGCGCGCAGCGGCCTTGACGTTCTCAGCCTCAGTTTTGAGGAGGCCGTTTTCTGTTTCCAGAGCAGTGACTCGCTCGGTGAGTTTGGTCTCTTTTTCGGCAAATTCGCTGATCTTTGCCTGCAGTTCTTCAACGGTTGGCATTGTGCCCCCTTCGTTATATGATGCCATGGCCGAAACAGGATCCGGCTGAGGCGTTGGCTTGATATTTTTTAGCGATTCGATTTCATACTCAGGGATGATGCTGTCTGCCTGTTCAAGACCATCTTTGGAGATGAGCCAATCGCGCATTTTGCGCAGCACTCGCCCGATACCCTGAAATGCGTCGGCCTCTTCCCACTCCATAAACTCAAACGATATCGGATCACCCTCAGCAAAAGCATAATCTGTCAGGCCCTTGACGGCAGGCGGCATGCCGCCAAGGAACCCAACATGCCGGAGGGCTAGGTCCGGATATAAACTGATAGAGCGTTTTTTATAGCGCCCAGCTTTCCAGGCTTCAACAAAATCTTCGGACAAATCTTTGAGGTTGGCAAAAAGGGTTTTCCCCTTGCGCTCGATGCTCTCCACCCACCCAAACGCGGGAGAATTATCCTTCGGGTGCCCAATGACAACCGGAGCTTCGTGGGAGGCCGGATTGTACTTTGACACGATTGAGTCCAAATCGCCTTCGGTCCACTCGCGCACATTTCCCGCGCTGTCGGTGTGGTTCCCCGCCCTAAAAACTTCGATCTTGATTTTTTGCGGCATAGTTAATCCCCTTTGCAGATAAGTATAACCCAAACAGGTGTACACAAAAAAGTGCATGGTGCACTTTTTTATTCCCTCGTGTGCAGTTAAATTGACTGATGATATAATGGAGCCCACGCACACACCAAAATTGAACTATGGCAGAAAATCCAACACATCACCAATGCCCATCGCACACTGAACTGGAGATGGCGATACGCGCAATCTCAGTGCAGCATAGCGAAATAGCAGAGCAAAACAAAGAGATTCTTGAAGCGTTGATCGGCAGCCTGAAAAGTCGCGGCTGGATAACACAGCTAAACGAAATTGCCGAAACGGTCAATAGTATTGATGCAAAATTTATCAAGGCAGATGTCGTGCACCGGATTGAATCGCTTGAAGAGTCCTGCGGTTCGCACGCGGAAAAACTCGCTAATGTTGCCGCTGCAATTGAAAAGCTTCAACCATGGTTCACGGCTTTTAGGTGGGCAACGGTCGCTTTCTCTTCTGCCACTATAGTACTTGTCGCGGGTTTTTTGTGGAAGGTTGCCACGGGGTTGATTAAGGCATGCGCATGAGCAGACGCAGATACACACAGAAGCAGGTCGCCGACGCTCTCCTTGCTGCCAATGGCATCATGACCCTGGCTGCAGAGATGCTTGGCACAAATCGCGAAACGCTGCGCAGCTATCTAAAGGCCTTCCCCGACATTGAGAAAATGGTAGAGGATGGCACCGAGCGGTTGCTTGATAAGGCCGAGAGCAATGTCAAGTCGGCAATCGACCGCGGCGACCTATACACCTCTCAGTGGTATCTCTCCCGCAAGGGGAAGGGGCGCGGATACTGCGAGCGCTCAGAGATAACGGGCAAGGATGGTGAGCCAGTCAAACTTGTCGTGGAGCGTCGCACAATTAAGAGTCGCGACGATTTGATCATTGATTAAGCTCCCGATATTCTACACCCCGGCGCAAAGCCGAGTGTTCTTTGAAACTCCTGGCCGCTATAAAATTGTCACCAAGGGCAGGCGCTTAGGGTTCACGCATGGGCTGGCAAACTTTGTGATCGACTCCATGCTTGACGGCGAAAAAAAACTTCTTTGGGTCGATACAGTTCACGGAAACATTGACCGATATATCGAGCGCTACTTTATGCCAACGCTGCGCAACCTCCCCAAAAATTATTGGGACTGGCGGCAGCAAAAAAAAGAACTCTCGATAAATGGCAGTTTGTGTGATTTTCGCAGCGCTGACCGCCCTGAGAATATGGAGGGGTTCGGATACAACACCATAATCCTGAATGAGGCGGGGATCATCCTGAAAAACCGCTACCTTTGGGAAAATGCGATCCGACCGATGGCCCTTGACTACAGCGCCGATGTGATAATCGGAGGAACTCCAAAGGGCAAAAAGCACAAAGGTTCCGAGCATCTCTATTATGAGCTCTTTAAAAAGTGTGTGCCAGCAGAGGGGGCCGGTCCAGATGATAAGTGGGTATCGTTTTGTTTTTCGACCTACGACAACCCGCTTATTCCACCTGAAGAGATTGACGAAATTGTTGCAGATGTTTCCGCATCGATTCGCAATCAGGAAATATTTGGGCAATTCATCGATGATCCGAACTCTGGAATATTCAAAGAGTCGTGGTGGCAATACTATCGTGAGCAGCCAAAAGTGTGGATGCGCATTGTTCAGAGCTGGGATACCGCGTTTAAGAGCGGGCGGGAGAACGACTATTCAGTTTGCACCACATGGATGCAGACCAAAACAGGGTTTTACCTGCTGGATGTTTTGCGCCGGCGCATGGAGTTTCCAGACCTCAAGCGGGCAGTTGTTGATTGCTACGAAAAGTATAAGCCGAACATGGTTTTGATTGAGGATGCGGCCAGCGGGCAAAGTCTCATTCAGGAGATAAAGCGGAAAACCTTAATCCCGCTCAAACCGATAAAGCCCGACCGTGATAAGATCGCGCGGGCTCATGCGGTGACACCGACAATAGAGGCTGGCAATGTGTATCTGCCAGAAACCGCCGAATGGAAAAAAGATTTTATTGACGAGTGCACAGAGTTTGCGGATGTCGAGCATGACGACCAGGTGGACAGCATGACTCAGGCGCTCGAAGAGATGATAGGCAACGCTCTGAGCATCGAGATTGTTACCAGCACGAAAAAAAGAGAATCAGCGAATCGAATAAAGGGGTTTTGAACAATGGCAAACGGCCTGTGGGTATCTGCGAATCAGTTCAAGGCGCTTTCCGGAAAAAAGCTCCTGTCAACTGAAATCGCCACAACGGACAACAGTATAGACTACTGGTCGCTGCTCAAGACGCTGCCAAACCCGGACTATACCCTCAAGAAGGCTGGCAAGGACATCGCGGTGTATGAGGAGCTGCTTGCAGAAACGCGCGTCTCTTCGTGCGTCTCCTCGCGCATGTCTGGAATCACCTCGTTAGAGTGGGGGATTGGTGTCGGGCAGGATGAAACAGAAGTTTCAAAATTTGTAAAGAGCGTGTTTGACAACTTCGATTTGGACAATCTGATCCGCGAGATTTTGAGAGCAACCCTTTTTGGATACCAACCCCTTGAAGTAATCTGGGCTGAGCGCGATGGCAGGTTCATCATTGACCGCATTGTAGGCAAGCCGCAGCGGTGGTTTGAGTTTAACACCGACCGCGCCCTGTGCATGAAACCAAAGACTGGATTCTCTGATGGAACCCCCGTTCCTGATTATAAGTTCTTGGTGCCCAGGCACAATGCCAGCTACGACAACCCCTATGGCGATGCCCTCCTAAGCAAAGTCTTTTGGCCCGTGACATTTAAAAAGGGCGGCATGACATTTTGGGTGCAGTTTGTAGAGAAATACGGCATGCCGCTTGTTCTCGGGAAATATCCGTCTGGCACATCAAAAGACGATGTAGATAATTTTGTCAGTGCAATAGTTGAGCTCCGGCAGGGTGGCTTTGGAGCAATAAGCGAAAACACCTCCCTTGAACTTCTTGACGGTGTAAGCGAATCGAATATTGATGCTTTCCGCGAACTTGTCAACTACTGCAACACCGACATTGCAATATCAATCCTTGGCCAAAACCTCACCACCGAAGTGAAGGGTGGAAGCCTTGCGGCAGCTCAGGCCCACATGGAAGTGCGCAAAGACCTGATTGAAAACGATCGCAAGATTGTTCAGCGCACCATCAACACTGCGATAGAGTGGCTGGTAAAGCTTAACTATGGGACATCTACCGATGCGCCAAAGTTCTCCCTCTGGGAGGAGGAGGACGTTGACACGACATTGGCAGAGAGAGATAAAACGCTGCATGATGCCGGGGTGAGATTCACCAAAACCTACCTCCAAAAAGCCTATGGGTTTAAGGAAGACGATGTTGATATCGCAGATGAGAGCCAGCCGCAACCACAGCAAGTTGCCGCAGCTCAGTTTGCAGAGTCCGGCATCGATGCCGAGATCAAGCGGTTGAAACTGTACCAGGGTGCACTTGATAATGGTGTTGATAGCATAACCGCCGCCGAGCTGCAGCGGCAGGCAAGCGGAATACTGCGGCCAATCATAGAGCTCATTCAAACCTCTACTGATTATGCTGAGGCCCTTGATAATCTAACCGCAGTCTATCCGGACATGAATCAAAAATCGTTACAGGACATGCTCGCGCGGGCGATTTTCGTCTCCACGGTAATCGGGCAGCAATCGATCAACTCTCTCGGTGAGGTGGTGTAGAAGTGATGTACTATGCTTTTCACAAGGGCGATCGCTCTATTCTGAGCAGGTTGATAAAGCGCATAACCCGCAAGCCATTCAGCCACACTGAATTGGTTTTCACAGGGTATACACTGGCCGATGGCGATCGTATCCCGCACTATACAGGCAACCCGTGGGATTATGTGTGTTTCTCAGCTGACGGCATTAAAAATGAGGTGCGTTTTAAAGTCATCCAGTTCTCCCACCCTGATCGCTGGGCATTCATGCGGCTTTATAACCTTAACCAGGCTGCGGCTATGGCTCTTGCGATTCATCTTGACGGAGCTCCATACGCCTATGGTGATGTGGTGCTCGGTGAGGGGCTTGGGGTAGCCTACAATAACGCTAAGCGCTGGTACTGCTCAGAGGTTACCGGGTACGTAGTTGGGGCAGAGCGCTACGCGGTATCACCCGGCAAGCAGGCTGAGGCAGCGCTGGCAGATGGCGGGGATTGGGAAGAGTATTACTGCCTCCCTTGGGTAGCAAAATGATAACCATCGAGCGCGCCGGACAAAGGTTATACATTCATCCGGAAGAGCTGCAAAACGACGACATCGTAACTGGTGGGGTACTCGCAGGAGGTGCTTCTCAGCCTATTGCCGTGGCCACGCATGTAACACGGTTGACACTCCGAGACGGCAACTTTAAAAACGTGTTGCTCGGCAATGCCGTGGTGTTGACAGATGTTGACGGCACAGTGCGCACATACCCAGCAGCTCCGCACACGGCGCTTTGGATACTTGGCGGTGGTTTACGTTGCCATGCGTTGCGCAGCGTAGAAGACCGCGATGCAGCACAAGCGGCAGCAATCGAGGAGCTGGAGGAGGCTTTCCGGACATTTGAAAAATACTTCCCTAAGCTCAAGGTTGCCGCTAAAGAAAAGCCTGCTGTGCTAACACGACTGCGGGCAAAATTCCGCTCGTTGATTGGGAGGCAAGAAGCTGCACAGCTACTTGGGTGCAATATCCCTACAGCAGGTGTTACGGGTACTTGGGCTGACCAAGTAATTGACGGGGGTGGATGATGGCGACATGGTATCACGACAGCCTTGCAACCGGAGCCAATAACGGCACCTCATGGGCAGACGCATTTACAGATATTGCCAGCCTCAACAGCAAAGCGAACTACGACACTGTTTACACCCGCAACGGGCAGACAATCACAACCGCGCTGACGTTGACAAAGTACCTGTATATAATCGGGTGCAACGCTGCCGGAGTGGTTGATGGTACTCGCTCTGTTTTCGATTTTAACAACAGCGCTAACAGCATCACTTTTGCGGATTATACGGACTGTTTTAATATTACGTTCAGGAGGTCTACCGCAACGTCAATGGTAAGCGCTGGGTGGTATAGTGGCTGGTACAACTGCCGCTTTGAGCTGGCCTCTGTTTACGGCTTAGTACTTAGCGTGGTTTTTAACATTGACGGATGCGAGTTTAGCGGAATTACTAATTTCTCGTTGCAAGCAAGCACCGGAAGAAACGGGACGCTTTCCAACTCATCATTTATTGATACCAATGGCGTATATCTTGCAAATTGCTTTGTTGCTATTGATAGATGCGTATTTAAGGCTACCAGCTCCCAAGCAATCTCTATCAACGCTGGTGGCTACCCGTCATCCGTCACTCGGAGTTGTTTTTATGGGGCTACCACATACCACATCTTTTCGACAAGTTATAACAACTACGTGGCTGAATGCCGCTTTGAAGGCGGGCCAATCGGTATCCGCCTTGACAATAACGATGCGAGAGTTGCGCTTAGGAATAACACATTCTATAGCGTGACCAACAAAACCTCTCTTGCAACAAGAGCAAAAGCGCACGACATGGGTAACGGCCTATATCAGAGTTCAAAGAGCCAGTTTGTGAACGCGGCGGGCGGGAACCTTAGCAGCATACCCGATGCTGATTTGTTGGGCGTACCACTTATTATCGGGGGCTCTACGGCATACGTCACGGCAGGTCTTCCCCCAGCAATACCAGCAGCGGGCGGCGGTGGCAGTAAATCAAAATTCTTTACACCCGTTGGTGTGAGAGGCGGTTTTTAACATGGCAATTTATTCGGTTTACATAGCAGACGGCGGCGCCCCCGCGACGGGGCTGACACCAACACTTGCAACCTACAAGCGACTGAGCGACAACGCCGACGTAACTCCAAAGCCCGCCCTATCAGAGGTCGGTGGTGGCGTGTATAAATTTTCCGCCACTCCAACTGAGCAGCTGGTAGGAGTGGTTGACGCTGGTGCAACACTTGATGATGCCGACAGATACCTCCCAGTATCTATCGGGCCTTATGATTACAGTATTGCAAACGCTGATGTTGCAGTGAGCACCAGGGCGGCATCCGAAGATCTCGGAAATGTGCCAACCAATGCAGAGCTGGCTGCAGCGCTTGCCCCACTGGCCAAGTCAAACGACCTCGCGGACCTGCTGACCACCACCGAGCTTACCGCAGCACTGGTAGCAATCGCCAAAGAAAATACCGTCGCAGCCATCGGTGATGCGATTGAGGATCTGCCAACAGTAACCACCCTGACTGCCGCTGTGGAGCCGCTTGCCCTTGAAACGTCCGTGCTTGCGCTCCCTCAATCATCCGTGCTAACACCTACACGGATCGCCAAACTCGATAACCTTGATGTGGCGGTGAGCAGTCGTGCAGCCTCACTGAGCGGTGGTGGAGAAAATCAGGTGCCGATCACCGTTATAGACGGGCTCGGAGATCCAGTCATGCAGGTATCAATTGTAATCCGCAATAGCAACGATACCTCCACAGTCGCCACCGGTGCAACCGACGAAAACGGAGTTGCAGAGCTACGCCTCAACAATGGCAGCTTCCTTGCGATGCTTTACAAGCCCCAATACAACTTCACCCAGCGGGTTGCCATAACTATTCCCGCCTCTGAGCCGATTGTGATCAGTGGTGAGTATCTGACTCCGAACATCCCGATTGCCGGCGTACAGCAGATAGCCATAAACTCACGCAGTATCGGTGGGTCTATCGGTGAGGGGGATGTATTCAAGCTATTCAACTTCACTAAAAACCAAAAGGTTTCGGGTGTCCTCCTTAACGATGCGGTTGAATCCATTGTCTTGGGCTCCAGTGGCAGCGGAATATTGCCGGCGGAAAAGCTCACAACGGTAACCGTCAAGGGGTTCCACCCTGGGAGTGCAGACCCGTTTTACTCCAAAACTTTTCCAGTTACCGACGATAATTATGCAAACCTTGCCGACGATTACACATAACCAAGGGGACCATCGATGTCTGTTTTTTCTGAGCGCTCAAAAAAAGCTCTTGAAAGCTGCGACCATCATCTGCAGATACTCTTCAACGAGGTGATAAAATTTCGCGATTGCACAGTAATCGAAGGGCACCGCGGCAAAGAACGGCAGGACAAGCTTTGCAGGTCTGGTCAATCAAAACTCATGTTTCCCAATAGCAAGCACAACGCCCTTCCGAGCTGTGCGGTAGATGTGGCCCCCTATCGCGCAGGGAAGGGCATTGTATTCGATGAGGACACCTGCAGGGCCTTTGGCGGGTTCGTCCTTGGGATAGCTGCTGCAATGCACATGCGCGTTCGCTGGGGGGGCGATTGGGACGGAGACGGTGACCCACACGACCAATCTTTCAACGACCTTGTGCACTTCGAGATTATCCCGCGCTAACCAATGGACAAAAAATACTCAATCTCCACCGCGTTCAGCCTGCCCGCAGAGGAAGCTATCGACTACCTCAAGGCCAAGGGCTACGCCATAACGGACAACTGGCAAGATTTGTGGCAAGAGGCCCATGACAAAGCGTTCTCGATAGCTGGTGTAACAAACATCGATGTGCTGCAGGACGTTCGCGGCATGCTCGAAAAGTCACAAAAGGATGGGCTCTCATACGGCAAGTTTAAAGAGCAGCTTTCCGACAAGCTCAAAGCGCGGGGGTGGTGGGGGGAGAAAATATCAGTCAACCCCAAAACGGGCACTCTTCTCTCTGTTGATTTGAGCAAGCCGCACAGGCTTGAAACAATCTACCGCACCAACATGCAGACCAGCTACAATGCGGGGCGCTACACCCAAGCAAAGGCTCTTGAGAAGCTCTTGCCATACTGGGAGTATGTCGCTGTGCTCGATGCCAGGACCCGCCCCGACCACTCAAAACTTGATGGGACCATCCTTCCGGCAGATGATCCTGCATGGGGCACCATCCACCCGCCAAACGGTTTTAATTGTCGGTGCACAGTATTGCCCCGCTCGCAATACTGGGTTGATGCAAACGGCAAGCAGGTTTCAAGCTCTGGCACATTGCCCGATTTGTCAAAGGTCCCAGATAATGGGTGGGCCTATAACCCGGGCGCAAGCATGTGGAAGCCAGACCTAAAAAAGTACGATAAGGATATCGCCGTACTGCTTGATTT